GCATCGAGAACACCAGAAAGAAAAAGACAAGCCAAAGACTGCCGCGCTTCGCTTGGCTGCTCGCTCGACCTGGCGCCGGCGGACCGCCACCAGGTCGAGCCGAGCTCAACCAACGACCCTCAGAAATGGTCGATCAAACCCGGAACCGAGAAGGTCGGCATAGGCCGAGCACACCGATACTGGAACCAGAAATCACCGAAGAAGTCCGACTCCTGCGGCACAGCGATCGTCCGAGCCGTCGGCGGGTCATCCGCAATGAAAACATCATTCAGCAGCGGTAGCGACGCGAAATCCAGCGCCAGATGCCAGCTGTCCAACGGCGCCGAGGCCTGAGACCGCATCGACGCCGACACCCGAGACGGCTTATAGCGGTATTCCGCATACCGCTCCTGATAGCCGAACGTCAAGGCGTCATCCGCCGTGCCCTGCGCATAAATCTCCCGGTTATACACCGGTTGCTCCCCGAGGTGAGCAAACGCAGGCCAGTAGAAATCGTACCGAGTCCGCCGAGAGAACATCCGTTCGAGACCCTGCTGGTACGTCAGATCCGCCCGGACACTGACGAGGCCCAGAATCACACAGTGTTCGGTGAAAGACTTCACCCACCGGATCCCGTTCGCCACACCCGTGGCGAACGCGCCGAGATCCGCCTGCACCGGCGCCTGCGCAGCGAACTCACCCGGACCCGTGCGAGCCACCGGATGGAAGTTGATCCGCGTAGTACCACCACCGAGATACTCCGGCCGCTGCAATCTCGCGTCCGGAGACGTCACACCAAAGTGTGACCGCACGATTTCCGTATACCGCGTACCACCTCGCGCGTCGCGCTCCAACAGCTTCTGAATCTGAAACGCCTCGCGCAGCTGATTAATCGTCGCGGCCGTCGCCGTCGACAGATCCGCCAGCAGCTGCGTCTCGCTCCACTTCATGTCGATCAGCGAACCGCTACCCGCACTCACCCGCTGCAGGTTCGACGTACCGCCAGTAGCAGCAGCACGAACATAAGTATGCACGCCCGCATCCAAGAAGAACCGCGGCCGACCATCGGAGGTCGGAATCACAGGCGCCGTAGTCCCTAGCGGCAGCTCCACCGCGTCACCTTTCTGCGTGAACGGCAGACACGACGTGAAGTAGTCGTGCCGCTTCCCGCGGCGCCGCAAGAAGTAATCGTTCGGATCGTCCGGACCGTCATCGAGATCGACCACCGCCGAATCCACGAGGTCTTCCGACCGGAACCATTCGTTGTACACCAAGTTGTAGGCGCGAGCGTGAAGGCTATTCACATTAAGAACCGTATCGATCGGCACTCCCATATAGTCGAGGAGATCACCCTCTCCCGTCGTGACGGCCGTGAACTGCGGCACCAAGAACACAGTCGAATCCCCGGGATTCGTCTGCTCGCCGCAGAACTTCTGCCAGTTGTTCCACACCAGACGATTCGGAACCGCGAAGAAAAAGAAGTCCATCCACAGGTTGTCCATCAACGGAAACAGAGGCGTCTGCATACGCACGAAAGACGCTACTTCCATATTGAAAGTGTCGCCCGGCAGCGCCTCATCCACGAAGATCGGAACCAGGATCCCAGGGTTAAACGAAGTCTTATGACCACATGAGCGGTCGAACACAGACCGCTGAATCTCCACGCTCGGCACACGAGCGAACGAGTACTGGCCCGCAGTCCAGTTATTCCCAGCGTTCATCGGCCCGCTAATCCGATCCATCTACTTCCCTCCTTCATTCTTCAGGAACTCCACAGCGACGCCCAGTGAAACTTTCACCACGTCTTGCACCTGGCCCTCACTCTCCGACCAGGCGCCAATCTCGAACAGAACGAAATCCGGCGCGAATCGATTGAAATCGTGACCGGCCTGATTCGCCGCAGCCTCAAAAGAGCGAATCGCCACCGCCGCATTCGGGGCAACGAACGGAGGTAGCCACGCCTTCGCCTTAGAATCGAAAACACTGAACAGTTTATGGGACCACATAGTTACTCCAATCGACGCTTCGTACCATTAAGAACGGCCTCCGAGTACTCCTCGCGGGCCTTCAACCGATCGAACGTCAGCTCATCCTTCCGCAGCTCTACGGCTCGCCGTCGCTTTCGCCGTATCGCATCCAAATCTGCATCCGAGAGCTTTGAGTCGTAGAACCGGGGCGGCCGGAACCGGCGCCCCTTATGGATGACCTCATCAGACGGATAGACATCACTCGCAAAGCGCTCGAACCACCCAGAACCAATTCCCGGGCGCCGCGACATAGTTGTGTAAGGCGGGCGAACCTGCCACGCCTCTCCCGAGCTCGGGTCGTATCGACCATATTCCACCTCGCCTTTCTCACCGGTTAGCTTCCCAACACAGTAACGAGCCACATATGCGGCACTTTCGTAAGTTAAATCGCCTACTGTAGTCATCCCGTGTCCCCAGACACGATCCAACGTAGCGCTCGTATATAGGCGACCTTGACCGGAACTCTTCGAAAAGATCCGGTCCGCAGAAAAATCCAACCCGAAGATGCAAGCGTGGTAATGCGGCCGCTTGAACTGGCCGCCATATTCCCCACAGTGAAAAAAACGAAACGGCCCCTCAGACTTCCGGAGCCGCTTAGCGAATTTCTGCCAGTCTTTCACACGAAGGCCGCCATCCTGCGGCACCTGAGCAGAGTCATAAGTGAGTGTCACAAAGCAGTTACGCTCATGCAGCTGCGACTCATGAATGCAGCGCAGAGCCCATTGCCGTGAACGCTCAACGCGACAGTCTATGCACTGGCCGCAGGCGAGCTCCAGGGGGCGATCCACGAATCCCTTTTTCGAATCGAAAGCAATTCCACCCCCCGGAGCCCTATACGCCTTGAGCGGCCGCGTGCAGACCACTAGATCCGCCAGCCACCGCGCATCGGCCGCATCTGAAGATTCTTCTTACGCGTGCCGCTGCCCTTCCGAAACGCTCGCTTAGAGCCCCTCCGGCTCATCCGTGCTCGCTTCATCACTGGACCCTCCTTTGGTGTCACTCCACACAGTTAACATCGAGAGATAGGAACTGTGCAAGGCCTTTCGGCCAAAAAAAGACCCCCACCTCGAGCACCCTGCTCGGGGTGGGGGTCGCCAGGCTGGCCGATCCCCGGAACCAGCCCGGACTAGGTAACGGACGACCTGAAAAACTCCAGCAGAGCGCCCGCAATGCCGCTCAGAACGCCGATCACGAGCCGGACGATACGTTCGGACACCTCACCCCTCCGGAACCGGCGCAGGCTCAACCGGCGCCTCAACAGGAGCGGCCGGAATGGCCGCCTCCACCAGGCCGAGCTTCACCAGCTCGTCCCGCTTCTCAGGATCATGAACCATGTCCAGGAACACGCCCGGATCATTCCGGGCAGCCTCCCGGACCTCAGCCGGGAGCAAAGCAAACGTGAGCTCAGCCTCACGAACCCGAGTCAACGCCGCATGGAAATCCAGCGACCCCGAGAAATCCCCGTAGGTCGCATTGCCGTTGACCGGAAAAGGCGCCCCCGTATTTCGGTGGCGCCGAATGATCGCATTCATATCGGTCTCAGCCGCTTCGGCTTGCTTCGTCATCAGACGACCGCCCCCTGCGTGTTGAACCCTTCGGTGATAACCAGGAAACGACATACTCACCTCCGCGCGCGGCTCTCCAACGCGCCGCGCAAAATGGGGACCGATTCGAACACCCGCTGAATCGCGCGGAGATTCGCCCCGGTCTCCGTAGAATAAAACCGCTCGTCCGCTTGAGCCCGCGGGAGCTCCGTCTGAAGCAGCTGCGTATTCAAACGCTCCCGCTGCGTCCTCGCATTCGACTCCTCGGCCTGCATTCGCAACAGATCGATCTGCGCGTTATCGCGATACCACTGACCGTACATCGACGCCGTTTGAGCACGCGCAAGATCCGGACCGAACTTCTCCTTGATATCAGCATCGGTCCCAGCAGCGCGAGCTCGCGCCTTAGCCTCGTCTACCTCGGCATCCATAGCGCGCACCTGGCGCGCAGCAGACAGACCCGCATTCACAGACTGCATAGGGTCTTCAACATGAGCGGTCGGGGGAGTGCCGACCCCCGCCGAAGAAGGACCACCCCCCAGTGCCAGCATCGGATTCAGATTCGCTCGACGGAGATCCTTCACCGTCGCCTGATACTGCGTATCCCGCATGTGCTCCATCCACTTCCGAGTTTGAGCAGCAAGA